GGCTTCCTGCTCTATTAGGCCTAGTTCTAGCATATTCTGTTGAATAGATAATTCCAGTGCTTCCAGCCTGTTTAACTGATAAATCGGTATGTCTAGATTAATCAAATCAGCCAGTTCAGGATGGTCGTCTTTAAACTGAGTATGCTGCTTGAAGAACTGATCTCTTTCATTTGCTGATAAACCCTGCAGCATGTCGCGGTATTTAATGACATTATCTTCTCCATACTTAGCATAAAAATCAGATAACTGGCTTTTTACTTTTCTTTCTTGCTGATTATAACTTCTGACTAACGTCTTCTCATAAAACTCATCGTCTTTCTTTATTTGACCATTAAACAACTGACTCTGCCTCTTAATCCAATACTCTTCATTCCTTATGGCCATTATCATTCACCGCCATCTAGTTGACCCAGGGATTGGTATGGGTCATTGGCTTGGAACTCATCATGTCTTTCTGATTCCAATTTCTCTAATTCTTGTTTCGGATCATCCACTCTAGAAATCATAGATAGACGAGATTCATGACTAAGCAGACCAACAGCTTCTTGTGCTGCTTTTATTTCTTCCAATACATTTTGAGGTGAATTACGAATAAATGTGTACTCTAAGTTAATCCATTCATCCTGCATGTCACCAGGTACTTGAGTAGGAACATTGAACCACATTTCAAATACTTTTTGTAACGACTTTCTGAACTTGCGCTCTTTCGTATTTGCCAGGTTCGACATTGAAAGTAATTTAAACTCTAAGCTTCTTCCACTTGCTGCTTGAGCAAATTCTTCTGAGCTGACATCTGGAATCATGCTAATTTTGTGAATTAAGCGTTCTAGCCTATCCAATAAATTTTCCTGTGAATTATCTCCTGAAGGCTTATCAATAAACCCAACTTCAGGCTTTTCTCCACTACCATCACCCTTGAAATTCATGATCCTCAAGTCTCTGACATCTTTTAAATCATCTTTATTTAATTTCACACCTAAAATCTTCAAATACGCATCTGCAAAGTAATCCACATCATTTGCTTTTTCAGATACTGTTTTATTTAACGCATGAATCAATGTTAATACGGTTTCTATTAAGCTTAAACGCTCTTCGTTATGAATCCACTCCACTATCGGTACTTCATCAAAGAAATGAGGAACTGGCTCCCCGAATTGTAGGCCATCTTCTGTACTGAATATTGGTGTTTCATCTTTGTAGGTATATAATGTTCCTTTTAATTTCCCTTCATCGTCATGTTGATAAAGAACCCCAAGTATAGGCTCTTCTCCAATCGTATCATCATACACTACGAATCCTTCTTGTGGTCTAGCTGGTGCTATTCTAGTACGTCCTCTATAGTCTTGATAGTTAACCGTATAAGCATGGCCATAAATTGACGCTTTCTTAGACACTTCAGCAAAGACATCCCCAAAATGATTAAGTGTCTTGAACACCTTCAATCGGTCATCAATTCGTTCATCTTCATGACTTACTTTAGGTGCAATACCAGAAAAATAGCCTTCTAATGTATTAACTAGAAGACCAGGATATCCAACAACCAATTTGTTGTTAGGCTTAAAATCAGGTTTTTTCATGCCTAATATAGGCGCCTCATTCTCATATTCTTTTCTCAACTGCTCATATCTTGGTAAACGTAATTGGTGCTGCTCAATAAATTTCTCGATGATTTCTGGTGTGACATCTTCATCTTCAGGTAGTATGAATGGCTCTCTTTGATACTTTGTTAAATCAATTTCAGGTAACTCATATCCCTGATCCAGCGTTTTGTTTTCCGCCAATTAAATCCCCCCTCTAAAGAATCCAACATGCTCTCTATTCTCAATCGCTTCTCGAATTAATGAGGCTAGTGAGTCTGGTGCATCATCATGTTCTGAATTCTCTGTGTAATCAAGTATCTGACTGATATATTCTGGATCTGTTCCGTCTATAAATACAATTCGTTTCCAGTTAGACCTCAGATAAGTTGATATCTTAATGTATTTATTTTCTCGTTCATGATAACCGCGCTTGGGCTCTTGAATCTTATTCAGTAAATACCCTTTATCTGCATTCTTCTCATTGTGCAATGTACCTGCACGGTATGTTTTTCTCAAATTCTCAATCTGAAACAATACATCATCCACATGTTTCGGCCACATTCTGCCATATACATATAGCGCATTATCTTGTTCTTTTAAGATAGTGAAGGCCGTGTAATCCTCTCCACCATAAGCAGCATCAATATGACACTCGCCGTCATAGAGCTGGTCAGTATTTGAACCGTCATCAAGCTGTGGATTCGTAAACATTGAATCCGCGTCTGCAATGTGTTTAAGTTCATAGTTTGCTGCGAATAAAGAAGGAGACATGGAATCTCTTAACTTTTGCAACATGCTCTTTTCAATTAGCCCAGTTCTATAGCAGTCGTATGTCTCGATATTCGGCATTAATGTAAAAGCATCATCTGCATGCCAGGGAGTTCCTGTATTAATAAAGCGGCCACCACGGTTTTTAATATTTTGTAACTCTTGATACGTCATTTTAGTACGTTCTCTGTGCGCTTTACTAATTCGGTCATCTATATTGATGATATCGTCAGTAATGACTATATCCGCGTGTTTACCGGTCAAAGAAGCACGGGATCCGATTCCTAAAAGTTGAGAAGTTCCTCTAGTAGAACTCTTCAAGTTGGTATCTATTTCAAAAGCTGATTGCTTGAGTAACTCAATGGGCACACCATAGATAGATAGCGATAAAGCTTGAAATATGTCCGTCTGAAGGAGTTTTCCTACTTGGATGATAATCTCCTTCACGTCATCATCTGCTTTACGTATGAAGATAATATTGAGCTTAGGATAGATAACAATCATCAAGGCAATGGCTATAGATAAACAGGTAGTTTTATATGATCCACGGTGTGCTTGCAAGGTCATATCTTCTTGAGAAAACAAAAAGGACTTAAGCCATTCGTTATGAATGTCTCTCAAGTCCTCAAATCCATTTTCTATTCCAAAAGCGACTGGTTTACGCTTCACTAGCTCCAACCATTTCTTACGCTTGTGTATTAATTCTGCAACGGCCATAGTTAATCACTTCTCAGATACTTGTCAACAATGTCAGCAGTCGCTCCAATATCAATCTCGCCATGTAGTGTTGTTTCCTGCTTTTCAACTGGCTTGAATCCTGCACGGTCCAAGAAGTCCTTAGCTGCAGACAGCCTTACATTTTCAGGTGCTTCAAAATCATTCATGATCTCGTACATGACTTTTCTTGCTTCTAAAGCATCATACATGAATTCTTGCCTTAACATTTGTTCCATTTCACTTTTCTTCTCATTCAGATACTCTATTACTTTAGGATTCTTAAGAAGTTGAGAAGATTGACTTGCAGCACTCTTAGGACTGTAACCAGCGTTAATTGCTGCCTGTGTCTGATTGTTTTCTCTCATCCGTATAAACTCATCTATGAAACGTTTTTGCTGCTCTGTAGCTTCTCTTTTCGCCAATTTCTCACCTCCTGCAATTACCGGAAAACGGATAACTAATAGCCTCTCATCGAACTATCGTTTAATTTTTGTGTTTATTTTCAAACTAGCGTTCTTTGAATTCGTATCCTCTATAATTTCTTGGATATTTTTAAAATCAACTTTAACATTATCAGAGCTTAAATAATTGCCATCTTTATTGAAATTCTCTAAATTCGAAAATCTAATTCTATTGTTCTTGTCATTATCGATTCGATCCACTTTTTTACTTAAACTTTCTATTTCGGATAAGATAAGTTTATATGGAGTATTTTCAACAGTTGAAGTGTTCATAATCTCTGCTCTTCCTATTGCCCGTGTTACAGGGTTATCATTCTCTTCACTTAACGAAGCCTTAATTTTTTTGGATAACTCAATTTTCAATTCTCCAGATCCTTTAATACTATCTTCAAAGAATATAGTTCTATCAGCTAATATATCAAATGGTAAATTTGTACTGTCTTCACAGATAATTACACAAGCTTTGCCAAAAGAGTGTCTTACAGCCAATTCATACATAACATTAGGATTTAGTCCAGTTAGATTAACAATTACTAGCTTAGAACGAACAATGCTTTCAAAAATTTGATCAGTTATTGAACCAATACTATCTATAGAATGTGCAACTTCTAACACTAAGCCAATTTCATTAAGTACAGGTTTTATAACGTTATCCGTTATGCCTTCTAGTTTCGAAAATTCTTCTGAGTCCTTGTTACCAATTGGTGTTATAAAAAAACACTTCTTTTCAAATTGTTCTTCTTTACTAGGTTTATCTTCATTTTTTTCACTCATTTGATATTCCCCTTTTTTCTTTTCAGTATATCAAAAAACCCTCTGCTATTAACAGAGGGAAAAGGAGTTTGGGAGTCGTGATGTATTTATTCCACACTAACATTATACCACCGTTTTTCAGGTGAAAACGGACATAGAACGGACATTTAATTTTCCCACGCCAATAGTGACGTTAATTCTGCTATTAACTCATTCCTGATTCGTCTGGTGTGACGCTCAGAATAATTGACTGCTTGAGCAACATCTCTCCAGGACTTTCGCTTCAGGTAGTATTGACTAAGTATTTCATACTCGACATCGCTTAAGTTATGCAAGAAATTTGAAATAGTTAGTTGACGCCTTTTTAATATCGCTAAATCATGATCTATCAACAAATTCGTTACTGACTTTTCCTGGGGACTAGCAGAGCCTTTGGAACTCTGCACCTTTACATTAATCTCATCCGCCGGCCTACTGGGATACTTTAATTCCAATATCCGATTACTAATTTCTTGCTGCAGGTACCCTTTTAAATAATAGACTAACTTACTTTCCGTTTTCTTAAATCCATTTTCTATAGCCAAACCATCACCTCCGTCGTTTACTTTGAGATAAACTTCTGAACGTACTCACCGATATCCATCCAAAATCTCAAAATATCTATAAAGCCTTGCAGTTGCTCTCTCTTTTTCTTACTAACGATCTTCTCCTGGTCTTTTACTAACTGATCATGCCAGGTCTTAGTTGCTGCTAATCTTAGGGCTAAGGTTTTTCTGAAGTCTTTCATGAACTTGCTCCTTTCCACTCATTCTAATAAACGTTCTACCCATTTCGTACATAACGCTCTTAACGCCTTCTTTAATGTTTTTAAATACTTCGGTCGCACTCTCAATCAACAAGGACATATCAACTTCTAGTATCTCTGGTGCATGGTTATATTTATCAATGAACTGTTGCCGGCCGTATGTCATTAGGACTTGCTTATCTTTAGGCGTAAACTCGTCACTTCCTAGTCGATTCATTGCTTTCGTCACTTGCTTTTTCTTTTGCCGTTTATTCATCAGCTGCAATCCTTTCTTAAAATGGAAAGTCATCATCTGAGATATCTATACTGTCTTCGTTTCGCTCAAATGGGTCCTCTAATTCGCTTTTCTTATGTTTTGAAGTGTTGCCTTCAGGAGCATCCGAATGCTCCTCATTATCACTTTTCTTACCCAGTAGTTGAACTTCTTCAGCTACTACCTCTGTTACATAAACTTTCTGATTATTATTATTTGTATAGTTACGCGTCTGAATCCTTCCTTTGATTCCAACTAGCGAACCTTTTCTAGTGTAATTGGAGACTATCTCAGCCGTTTTGCGCCACGCTACTATATTTATGAAGTCTGCTTCCTTTTCGCCGTTCTGATTACTAAAAGAACGTTCTACAGCTAAACTAAAGCTTGCTACTGCTTTCCCGCTACCTGTATACCTTAATTCTGCATCTTTCGTTAATCGTCCAATTAGGACCACATTATTTATCATGTCATTCTCCTTATCTGTCAGGGGTCTCTGCTTCAACGCTTAGAATAATTGCTTCCTGCACTCGTTTTAACACTTCTCTCTTAGCGTCATCTTTATTTTCCGCCCATACATACATTCCGAATTTCCCCTCTGGTATTTTGTAGATTACCTTAAAGCTCATTTCTTCGTGTACAGTTCCATATACTTGTTTGAGCACTCTGTCATCAGTCATACATTCACTTCCTCTATTTCCACTCTTTGAAACGATTTGTCGATCTCAAATATATGAGTGATACTTTTAATTTCATTCCATCCATCATTAGGAATGAGCTTTGCAGCCGTTGCTCCGTCCAAAATGAATTTAATGCCGAAGGCAATATTATCTGGATCCTTTCGTTTATCTTTTACATACCAGGTGCATTTCATTTGAACCGGTAGATTAGTTAATTGAAAACCTTCTTCGATTGCTTTTGATATATGGGCTTTACATATTCGTGTTGCCTGCTTCTTAATCTTCGCTCCTTGATGATAATGGGTCCGGTTCGAATTTGTGTATTCATTGAGCGTTGGTAAAGGAAGCGGGATGATAATTTTATTTTGATTCATTGGTAACTAACCGCCTCCTTTCTTCGCTCGAATTTTCTGCAGTTTTTCTTTAAACTCACTTTCCTCTTCTTCAGAAAGCAACTCATCATCTTGAGGATTGTTTACCCAGTCAGGTAACGTCTCAGTTTTAGAATTGGATTTACTGTATTTCTGTTTTCGTTTAGTGTTCGAATAAGATTCTGCTTCAGCATCTTCAACTGTCTTAATATTCTTCTTAGCCCAGCTTTTCAAAATAGATTTCGCATAAGAGTAAGGCGCATCTCTTTCTATCGCTTTTTGTAATGCAAGGATGACCACTTCATCCGTTAAGTCATCTACCCAATGCTGAATATCTTGAATAATATAGCTGCCAGCGATTCCGTAATTCTCTTGATAGAATCGCTGAGCGTTCATCGAAGGATAATCGAAGGCGTCGTCGAAGTGATTTTTATTTTCTTCTTCACTACTACTATCTCTATCCTTACCTAACCTTACCTTACTCTTACCTAACCTAACCTGTGTATCCGGTTTGGATACATTTTGTATACATTTTGTGTCCATGTCCTCTAAACGTTGGTACTGTCCGTTTTCATCATCTTTTATGAGTCGTTTTTCTGATTTGTAGATTGTTTCGTTGTATCTATCTTTTTGAATGTAGTTATGAATTTTCCAATCCTTAATTACGACTACTCCACTTTCAAACGGGATGATAAATTCCTTTGCCAGCAAAATTTTAAGATCATCTTCACTTGCTCCTACCATTCGTCTAATGGTTTTTGCATTTCCTATGAATCCATCATCATCGGCACTCATATTCAAATGGAAATAGAGGCACTGAGCAGACATGGGCATATCTAAGAATTGATCTGTATCGGTTATTTTCTTACTAAACATTCGCCGTGTCGCCACTCTGTTGCCTCCTATCCATCTAATAATTCATCTGTTGAGATAAAACCGTTTAACTTCTTGTACTCACGGCAAAACTCACACTTCCCACACATACTAGGTCTCTCCTGGCCATTTTTGATTTCATCTAGCCATTTAATATTCTCTTTAACAAAATCCAGTTCAATCCTTTTATCTATCTCAGGAACTTCTATCGCTGCAACATTAGAGGGGGTCTCTTTGGTCACAGCATAGATATAACCAGTAAAGGGTTTCCCGTATTCCATTTCCAGTAACTTCTCGTAAATACCTAATTGGATCACGTAACCATATCCTTCGACAAAGGAAACATAGCGTCTCTGATTGTTATCCCATATCTTGTTATCCAGGGCCCGTGTAGTCTTTAAATCAACGAAATACCCTTCTTCGACATTGAGTAAATCGATTTTGCCTTTCCATTCGACACCAAAGAGTTTTCCTGTAACAGGGACTTCTTTTTCTCCCTGCCACAAGAAATTGAAGAATGGTTCTTTATCTACTCTTTGAATCATCTGCTCAGCTATTTCAAAATCTCTATAGAGTTCCCCATTTTTCTTGAGTAACTTGGCTTGATTTTGCTCTTTAAATGCAGTGTGGGCTTGCTCACTCTCAAAGTAGCTATGCACATAATTACCCACCAGGAGGGCTTTTGGATCAGACGTGGGTTCCCACTCTTCTTTTAGCTTAGCTAGTGCAGCCGATTCACACTTCATGAAGTCTTTGTATTGAGAGACTGACCAATAGCGCCAGCCAGCCTCATTTGAATAATAATCTTCATCTTTAGTTAAATCTAAATGCTTAGAATAATTCGGATTGCTCACCATCATATTCACCTCCATTGAAGTAATCATTTGCTAAAGAGACAAGCTCGTCTTTTCTGGCATGTGAGTCGTATTCGACTTCATGAGCATCTAAGGCACTTTTTAACTGTGGAACAGTGTAACCAGAAACGTCTATTATGTCTTCTTTTTGGCCAGTATCTATATCCTCTTTAGGATCGTCTGTAAAGTCGATATCCATTTCATCTTCTGGCAATTCTTCATAATTAACTTCAACACTCTCTTCTTTTTCAGTTGAGTGACGTTCTTTAAAACGTTCAGCTAAACTTTTTGTTTTCTCTGCAGGTGCAGCTGATTCAGTTACGTCTTTACGTCTTACTTCTTCATCATATTCATTTTCTGTAGAATCATTAATCGCTTGAATCAACGTATCACTGTCATTTGAGGTGTTGATATAGTTTTTAGCCGCTCTATTAATAACTGTACGCTTAGCCATTTCTGTTGAGAACTTAGAATGAACAGCCGTTGTTTTTGCTTGAGTCCAGCTGGTATCAATCTGCTTTTTAGTCATAGCAGTTAACAGTTGGCCATCTTTCTCAGTGTCGATAATGGCATAAGCTCCTATCATTGGATTATCCCGATTTAAGAAGCTAGTATTGTGGTGTTTCAAACGCTCCCTACCTTTTTCATCAAACTGCACATCAAACTCATCGCCTTCATGGATGACATTAGCCCATATATCTTTCACGCCACTCAGTCGTTTAAGTACTGTTTGAGTTCCAAAATAAGAGCGCTGCATTTGTAGCTGATCACCATAAACAATAAAGTAACATTGTGTTTTAGCCGGCGATAATCCTTGTGTCACCATGTTGAGTAAGGTATTTGCAATGCTTTCTTTTGAGCACACATCTAGTGCTGGCCGTTTGTTTCTGTCCTTAACATTTTTCAATTCAAAGAAAGCTGATTTTAGTGCATTATTCGGATTATATCCCGCTGGTAACTGTAATCCCTCGTCTTGTAGCTCTCCAAGTTTTAAGCTGATCTGATCCGTAATATCTTTTTGTAGTAAAGCTGGTGCGTTTGTCATCTTTCATTCCTCCATAGTTGTGTTATAATTTAGTTGGATATTTTGTTTAGACACCTTGCCAGAGGTGTCTTTTTTTAATAAATTCCTTCTTTTCTACAGCGCTC